TCACAGCCCGAGACGCTGAACGCGATAGCCTTCCTCGCGGCAGATATTGTCGGCATCCTTCACCGACATCGTGGCGGGGCGATCGGTCGAGCGGTCCCAGTAGACCTGGCTGTGGGTGTAGAGCTGGCAGGTCACGGCCCCCTGCGAGGTTTTCACCGTCACCGGCGGGGTCTCCATCTCCTGCGGCGAGCAGGCCGCAAGCGCCCCCGCAACCGCCAGGAGTGCAAGGCCGCCCCGGATCATCTGCTTGTTCATTTATGATACTCCTTACTCACTCAAAACTCGTTCACATTCCGCAGACCGCATTGTCAGATCAGCCCCGAGCGATCCTGATCTAAGGTCCAATCTCGGAGCTCGGGGAAAAAACGCAGGCCGGAGGGAGAGTTTGGCTGTAAAGCCACCACTGGGAACTGTGGCCTCTGCCCCTCCGACCTGGTTCTCCCTCCGGGGGGTCTTATTGGAGGGAGTCGGTGTAACCATGAAACCATTTACCAACTTCACCGTCGCGGCAAAGAACGCATCTCCTGCTCATGAAGAAGGGACCTCGTAACCGCGCACCGTGATCACGTCGATTTCAACAGGAGCTCCTCTTCTGCGGCTGGCAAGCACTTGCTTGAGGCGAGCGACATGCACGAAACAGACGCCTCAAACCTTTACATCCCGCGGGCATCGCACCTGTCATCCCGTCGCCAGGATGACTTCGATACGATCACCCGCGACGCAACGGGATCACGCCACCAGAGCCTTGCCATTCAGCGAGATGCGTTCCGCCAGCCTGACGGCCTGACGGCCCGGCACCAGAGGACGTACCGGCGAGGGCCCCACACCGGACGCGAGCTGCGGGAAGAGTGCGAAGATTTCATCGCGCGCCGCTGCGCTTACAGACTTCAGCGCCTCGGAGCCGGTATAAAGGCTTTCGGTCACCGCACCGCCCGAGAACACCAGCTGATGCCCGTCGAACAGGATGTGCCAATAGGTGACACCCTCCATCGCCTCGGCCACCTCGATCCCGTCGAGCGCGAGGAGATGCTTTGCCGCAACGAGGACTTCCGCCTCTCCGAACATACGTTCCGCCACCGCAGCGCGCACGAGGACCCGATGTTGCGGAGAAACGACAAGATCGACTTCGGGCACCCCCGCCCCCAAGGCGCCCGAACGAATACGGATCGGCCGTAGCTGCGGGCTCATGGCGAGGTCCCCCGATGACAGATGCCGGGATCCGATCCAGCGGATCGGCTGATAGCCATCATCCACGGTCAGGACGGAGTCCCCGACCCGAAGCTCCTCCACCGCGATCTCACCACGCCGCGTCTTGATCCGCGTGCCGCCGGCGAAACAGGGCACCCCGCCGCCCGGGTAGTACTGTGCATTGGCGTAGAAATGCAGCGTGGTGTTCACCGTTCCGGTGATCTGCGTGAGCAGATCCGGCGTCCCTTCTGGATAAATCAGGTACTGGCTCGACCCCGACGTGACCAGGATCACGGGGTAGCGGACAACAAGGCCACTCACGAACCCCCCCATATAGCCGACGCCCAGCACTGTGGCATTGCTCAGATCAGGGATGGTGTCGATGAGGGGAATATCGGTGTTGTCATGGTCGATCGTCTCGCCAGCGGCAATACCACCGTTGCCATTCTGGTCGTCGGCGGTCAGCGTGCCCGTCTGGGTAATCAGCGACCCCAAGTTGAGCGGGTAGTTCACCTGGTACTCGTTGCCGGTCGAAAAATCGATCTGGATCAGACTCGAGACTCTCTGGATTGCAGCTCCAGACATGTCAAAGCTCATCTGCGCACCCCTTTTGCAAAGTCGAGAGGCACACACTGCCGCCTCGTTAATCGAATGCCCGTCAAAAAACCAGTTGCGAAGTTCAGCCCCTGGCCAGGAGCAGCCTTTCAAGGCAAGCGCTGTCAAAACATCTCGGACCAAAACGGTCGATTAAGGTAACGTTAATAACGGAGCAGCTGAGCATAGGGGAACGCCCGATTTTATGGGCGTAGCAGGGGCGTCACGACCTCTCGGCAAAATTGACCCTATTTGACAATAGGCTTCCAAACTTGACGCAGAGAAAGACGAACCAAGATGCACGCTGCAGGCGCGAAGGCGCGCCAAAACGCTGCGATTCTGGGAAGTAAAGCGAGGATGATCTTTTGAAAGTGGGATATGCGCGGGTCTCGACAGATGAACAAAAACTTGACTTACAAATCAACGCATTAAGGCTTGCCGGATGCCGAAAGATATATCAGGATCACGGGGTTTCTGGCACTGTGCTTCAACGACCGGGACTCAACGCTGCGCTGCGCGCTCTTGGCCCCGGAGAGACGCTGGTTGTCTGGCGCCTAGACCGGCTGGGGCGATCGTTGCTCGGGCTCGTTCAGTTGATCAACAAGTTGGGCGCACGCGGCATCGAGTTCCAGTCACTGAACGAAGCGATCGACACGGCCTCGAATGGCGGCAGGCTCATCTTCCACATCATGGCGGCGCTTGCTGAATTTGAGCGAGCCCTCATCAGTGAACGCACAAAAGCCGGACTCGCTGAGGCGAAAGAGAGAGGACGCCGTCTTGGGCGTCCACCATTGTTGACCCGTGGTCAGGTTGAGGCGGCCCGGCGCGATGTCTTCGCCAACGGCAAAGCGATCTCCGAAGTGGCCGAGTATTTCGGTGTGTCTGAGCGCACACTGCGGCGCCACTTAGGCCCCATCAGGCCTTGCGCGACAACGGCCAGGCCGTTCGCGAACGATCAGGGACCGCCCACAGGCATAGCGTAGGTTCTCAAGTCCCCTTCCCCACGCCGCCCCCTGACCGCGCGCCAGATCTGCTCGGGCCAGCGCAGGGGGCTGTCAAGAAGGAGCGCGACGGCGAAGGCGAGGATCAGCCAGGGCGGACTGTTGCCCTCGACCACCACGCGCTCGACGCTGCCCGCGCGCACGGCATTGGCGTCGGCCGACTGCACGACGTCGCGGCCGGCGCTGGCGGTGCGGATCGCCTGATCGCGCTGCGTGCTGGTGCCCAGCGTCTGCGCCGCAGTGCGGGCGGCCTGCCCGTTCGCGGCAACCTTCGGCCCGCTCAGCAGCCCGGGCAGCGTGCCACAGGCGGCAAGCGCGAGGCAGAGCAGCAGCGCGCCCCCTGCCCGCCTCACAGCCCGCTCAGGCACAGTGCGCGCTCCGCCTCCCGCCGGCGCACGAGGCCACGCACCACCTGCCCGCCGGCGCGGTTCCAGAGCCGCAGCGCCTCGCAGGCGCCGCGCAGATCGCCCGCCCGGGCGCGGCGCGCCATGCTCGAGCTGCAGAACGCCGGGCTGCCGATGTTGTAGGCGGCCGAGATGAAGGCGGCGCGGGTCTCGGCCGGCAGCTCGGCCGGCAGGCACGGCCGGATCTCGCGCTCGAAGGCCGCCACCCGGGCAGCGAGGCGAGTGTCGCACTCGGCCGGCGTCGCCACCTGCCCTGGCCGCACGCCCTGCGTGTCGCCGTCGCAGATCGTCCAGACGCCGACGATGTCGCGGTAAGCGCGCAGCTCGCGCCCCTCGAAGGGGGCGATCACCGCCGCGGCGAGCGCCAGCACCGCGCCGAGCCCCGCCACCGTGCGGCGGCCGACGGCGCCGCTCTCGTCGGTGCAGAAGCCCCGCCTCCGGCCGCGCCACCATTTGCGGATCAGCAGAGCGAGGTTCACCACCGCGATCAGCAGGCCCACGATCGGCACCAGCTGCGAGGCGAGGGTCGAGGCGTTCTCGAGCGAGGGCCACCACACCGGGAACGAGATCGCCCCCGGGATCGTCCCCCAGCCTGCCCGCGTCGCGATTTGATCCAGCTTGTCAGTCGTCACGTCATGCCCCTTTCCGGCAACAAAAAACCCGCCGGTGGGCGGGTGCATCTCGGGTTCGTCTTTCGGCCTGTCAGACCCCTCGCCCATCGTGCGGCGGCAGCTGCACTGGCCCGTCCGCCGTCACCGCGATCGGCTGCGGGAAGCGCGTCGCCTCGGGGGCGCTTTCGCCGTGCGGCAGGATCAGCGTCAGCGCGATCTCGCCGCTCTCGTGCCGGAGAATGTCCGAGGCGATCCAGTCGCTGCCCATCGTCTCGGCGGGCAGGCTCTCGCCCGGGGCGAGCCGGCCGAGATCGAGCGCCTCGCCGTTCAGCACCAGCACATCGCCGGCGACAGAGACCGTCAGCGTGTCGTCGCGGCGCATCGGGCTCAGGGTGATCAGAAACATGTCGGGCTCCCTTCGGTCAGTACCAGCGGCCGATGGCGCTGAAATCGACGGTGAAGTTGTTGACGTTGGAGTTTGCGGCAAACAGCATCACGCTCGCCGATGAGATGCCGGTCACCCGGACCTTGTTCCAGGCCGCCGCGCCGGTGCGCAAAGACCCGTTCACCGCAAGATTGCCGGTTGCGGTGAAGCTTGCCGGGAAGGTCCAGGAGTATTCCGTCGAGCGCCAGATCGCGCCTTCGGCCGTCATGATCGGCCCTGCCGCGCCGACCGCAGAATAGGTGCAGATCTGCGCGCCGTCGGCCCTGCGTTCGTACTCGCCGGCCCCGTTGCTGCCGCGTTCGATCTCGCGCCCCAGCACCCAATAGGTGCCGTCATAGCGGGCCACCGTATCGACGGTGGTGCGGATGTAACCCGCCGGCAGCACGGCCCCGGTGATGGTGCGGCAGGGGATCGCACCGGCGCCATCGACAGTGAGTGTCGCAGGCCCGGTATTTGCCGCGGTGGCGCGGAAGCGGATCTCGGTGCCGATGGCAATGCCCGACAGCCCCGCGGTGACGGTGATCGCATTCGCCGATCCGCCACAGACGCCGTAGAGCGATGCTGCCGGCGATCTGGCGATCCCGGCGGCGGTCTCTGCCGCCCGGGCCTGCTCGTCAGCGGCCGACGCGCTGGCGGCAGCCGAAGCGGCGTCGGTCGCGACCCGGGCGGCAGCCACGTCCACGGCCCCCCGGTCCTGCGCCGTTGCCGCCGCGTCCGCCCCGGCGGCGGCAGCGCTGGCCGCGGAGACCTCGGCGGCGGTCTCCGCCGCCCGGGCCTGCTCGTCAGCGGCCGCCGCGCTCACGGAAGCCGAGGCGGTGTCGGTCGCGACCCGGGCGGCAGCCGCGTCCACGGCCTCCCGATCCTGCGCCGTTGCCGCCGCGTCCGCCCCGGCGGCGGCAGCTTTGGCCGCGGCGATCCCGGCTGCGGTCTCCGCCGCCCGGGCCTGCTCGTCAGCGGCCGACGCGCTCGCGGCGGCCGAGGCGGTGTCGGTCGCGACCCGGGCGGCGGCGGTGCCCACGGCCTCCCGGTCCTGCGCCGTTGCCGCCGCATCCGCCTTTGCCAGCTGTGCGGCCCCGGTGGCGGCGGCGGCGGCCTCCCGGGTCTGCACGAC